GTTCGCCACAATTTGAAATTGGCTCAAGCCCCGCCCTGTGCGGGGCTTTTTCGTTCTGGTACTTCCTGTTTTTTTCCTCCATTTGAGGCGCACCTATGAAAGCTAATCTTATCCGCATTATTCATACCGGCAAATCATCCCTCGGCTGGGATGATGAAACCTATCGCGATGTGCTGGCTCGCCTGACCGGCAAGCGTTCGGCGCGTGACTGCTCCGTCACTGAGCTTGAAAAATTGGTGCTGTATATGCGTACTAATGGCTTTGCGCCGTCTTCACGCGGTCGCCGTCCCCGCGTAGCGACAGGCCGTAAAGCCATGCTGGGCAAGATTGAGGCCATGCTGGCAGAGGCTGGTCGTCAGTGGGGTTATCTGGATGGTATTGTGGAACGCATGCTGGGCGAGAAGAAGCCGATAGAGTGGCTGAATGACGATCAGGTGCGTAAGCTGATGCAAATGCTGATTGTTGACGCTAAGCGTCACGGGAGGCTGTAATATGCGCGAGTTTGACCTTGAATCCCTCGAAGAGCTGCTGCCGGACACCGCCCGCCAGATAGCCGATGTGATAGGCTTCCCGGCCACGCAGCGGCTGATTGAGCGCTTTGGTGGTGCCTGTTTCCCGGTGGGTCGCGGTCTGCGCGGCACCGGCGAACGTCGGCTGGCCATGCTGCGGGATGTTATCGGCGAAGAGAACACCCGCAAGCTGGTTAAGCGTTTCGGTGGTGATAGTTCTCTGGTGATCCCCCGCTGTGCCGACGCACTGCGGGAGTGGCGCAACCGCTGTTTTCTCGCCGAGGTTGACAGCATGCAGGCCGATGGCGAATCATTGCGCATGGCGCTTACGGTTCTCGGCCCAAAATTCGGCATCGGTAATACCCGTGCATGGGCTATTGTTGCCAGCCGCCGTCAGGTAACATCTCCCCCGGCACAGGGGGCGCTGTTCTGATGGCATACCGCTTCACCCCCGTATCATGCCCCGAGTTACGCCACCCATCACAATAACCCTCACAAACTATGTGAGGGTTTTTTTATGTCTTTTTTCCGCTTCAGTCAGCGCAGTGAGTCCCGCCTGCAGGGTGTTCACCCTGACCTGGTAAAAGTAACCCGCCGTGCGCTGGAACTGTCACCCGTTGATTTTGGTATCACCGAAGGTCTCCGCTCTCAGGAACGCCAGAAACAGATGGTTGCTCAGGGCAGCAGTCAGACCATGAACAGCCGCCATCTTACCGGTCATGCGGTCGACGTGGTGGCGTATATCGGCAGCGATATTTCGTGGGACATGCCGCTCTATCAGCAGATTGCGCAGGCGTTTAAACAGGCTTCAGCAGAGCTGTCCATCCCTGTCGAATGGGGCGGGGACTGGAAAACGCTGAAGGATGGCCCGCACTTCCAGCTTCCCTTTGCGCAGTATCCGGCAACAGCCGCGTGATGTTCCGGGGGATCGTACTGATGGCACTCCTTAACCGCCTGGGTGAACTTGTCACCAACCCGCAGGGGCGTTTGTCCACAACCGACGCCGCCACGATGGTGGCGCTGGTTGTCAGCTCGCTGGCGCTGCTTATCTGCGTGGTGATGGACAGGCAACCTGATGCCGCTCTGGGCCTGTATCTCGGTGCCTGGGTAACACATGCAGGCGTACAGGTTCACCAGAAGCTGAAGGTGCCTGTTGCCCAGCCAGCGGGAGGTAAGGATGAACAGCGCAGTTAAATGGCTTTTAACCCGTCTTTTCCCCGGCGTCGTGCTTTGCGCGGCGCTGACCGGAGCGGGATGGTGGCTGCACAGCACCGGCTATGACTCCGGCCACAAGGATGCGAAAGCAGACGGTGATACTGCGCTGGCCAATGAGAAAAAAGCCCGTGCGGATGAACGCCAGCAACTGGCACAGGCCGGGCAGCAGGCACTACTGCAGGTAAGGGATGGCGAGCGCCAGCAGCGTGAGCGGGCCGACCGGCTCGCCCTGCAGCTGGCTGATAAAGAATTTGAGCTGAAACAGACCAGCAGTCTGCTGCAGCTGAATATCAGTAAGGTGGTCAGCGATGACAATCAGGACAAGCAGACTTCTGGCTGTGGTTATAACGGGATTGGGCCTCACAGCCTGCAGCTCTATACCAAAGCCCTCGGATACGCCGGTGGTAGTAACACCCGCGCCAGTGGTCGTTCAGGACAGTAAGCCCCCCCGGACGATGGTCACGGTGGCCCCGATGCCACCCGCGCCCGGTGCGTATGCCGGTCACCGTCCGGGTCTCTCCCCGGATGCCCTGCTGCGGCATGCCACCGACTACGGAGCCTGGTGCCAGACGAACGCCGCAAAACTTTACGCCCTTGAGGCATTTTTCTGGCCTGTGCCGGATAAGGACAAATAGAAATGGACGCAAACCCTCTCGCTGATTTCTGGCAGACCGCTCTGCTTGGGGTGTTTTCCTTCGGTTTTACCTTCTGGATCAAGACCCTTCACTCCACGATTAACCGGTTGTGGGAGGAAAATCGCCAGATGTACACCGTGTTTCAGCTCAAATCAGATGCACTTCGCGATCAGGAGCAGATTATGACCATGCTCTCGGAAATTAAGCTGTCAATTGAGCGCATGAACGACCGTATAGATCGCCGTACCGATGCCACAGGAGGCCGCTGATGGCGCACCCTAAAGCGGTCAGGGATGCCGTCAGGCGCGATTACATTGCGCAGGGGATTGCCCCCGAAGTGCTGGGGCCGATGCATGGGGTTAGCGCGGCGTCAGTTATTCGCTGGCGTCGTGAGTCGCGGGAGAGCGGTGACGACTGGGACAAGCAGCGTGCAGCCCGCCGTCTCTCCTCCGGCGTGCCCGAAGATATTACCCGCGACCTGCTGCTGGAGTTCCTGGAACATCACAAGCATGCGATGGAACAGCTGCGCAAGGCCCGTGAAGGTGCAGACGGTCAGGCCGCACTGCCAGCCGATGACTACGCCAGTCTGCTGGCGAAGCTGCAGGATGGCTTTAACAAGATGATAGCTGCCAGCAAGCGCATTTTGCCGGAGACAGACCGTCTGATCGTCGCGGCGGGTGTGGTGGAGGATTTAGCGGCCTTCCTCAGCGATAAGCACCCGGCGCTGATGGCAGGTTTTCTGGACGTATTGCCTGAGTTTCAACAGATAGTGGAGAAAAAATATGGATGAAGTCATTAAGCCGGTTAATCAGTTTATCTCGCTTACCGACCGCAATGCGGTGCGGGCCGATACCATCGTTCGCGTATACGTGCAAAGCGATTATCTGATGGTAGAGACTGAAGATGGCGAGATTCACCAGGCTGATGGTCTTTATGGCAAATCGGTGTGGCACGCAAAATCCGCGTTGCTGGAGCAGATTGAGGCGGCGCTGGCGAACCGCCGCCAGTACTGAGGGCAGATAAGTGTCGTCCAAATCTTCGATAAAGGCTTTTCGCGAGAAGATTGCCCGCATTCAGGGTGAGCTGCGCGACCGCATAGAGAGCGCAAGCTGTGGTCTGGACAGTAGCCCGGAGGCGATACAGGCTCGCCGGTTACAGGTCAGCGACCCGGTGACCGGGTTTCGCTTCTTCGTAAACACCTACTTTAAGCATCACCTCCATCACCCGGAAACCAGTGCGCTGCACGAGTATCTGTATGAGCGCCTGCCACAGATTGTCACCAGCCCTGAGAGTGAGAATGACGTTATTGCCGCCCCGCGTGGTGAAGCAAAAACCACCCTCGGTCAGCAGCTGTTCGACCTGTGGTGCGTCGTCCTTGAGCTGAAGAAATTCATCATTATCGCCTTCGATACCTCCGCCCAGTCGGCTGAATCGCTGGAAGTTATCAAGGCCGAACTGCTCTATAACTCTGGTCTGGCACTGGACTTCCCGGAAGCCTGTGGGCAGGGACGCGTCTGGCGCATTGGTTGTATTTTGACTGCATCGGGCATCAAAATTGAATCAGCCGGTCAGGGCCAGAGCCTGCGTGGACGTAAACACGGTGCGCATCGTCCTGACCTGGTTCATCTTGATGACCTCGAAAACGACGAGAACGTGGTAACGCCAAAGCAGCGTGACAAGCTGGAAAAATGGCTTAACAGTACCGTTTTGCCACTGGGTGGGGCCGGGGTAAAGCTCGATGTTATCTACGTTGGGTCAATTCTGCACTACGATTCGGTGCTGGCCCGTACCATGAAAAACCCGCTGTGGAACGCAAAGCGCTTTCAGGCCATTCTCGCGTGGCCAGAGAATATGGCGCGGTGGGATGAGTGGGAAGAAGTTCTGCGCACTAAGGGTAAGTCGGCGGCAAAAGCGTTCTATAACCGCCATGAAAAAGCGCTGCTGAAAGGCTCCCGCGTTTCGTGGGCCGCTCGTCCACTGCTGGCGCTGATGTTGATCCGTGTGCGCGTCGGCACCCGCGCCTTCGACGCCGAATACCAGAATGACCCCGTCAGCGGTGAGCATGCCATCTTCCACGGTTGTATCCATGAGTGGCGGGAGCTGGAGCCGGATTTGATTTACTTCGGCGCCTGCGACCCGTCGCTCGGCAAGCACAACAGCCGGGGCAACGATCCCAGCGCGTTGCTGATTGGCGGCTGGCACCGTATCAAAAAGGTGCTCAAGGTTGTCCGCGCCGATATTCGTGTGCGCCGTCCCAAAAAAATTATTACCGACGTTATCCAGCTGCAGCGCGAGTTTGGGTGCGTCGCATGGGCGTTCGAGTCGGTGCAGTTCCAGGACTTCCTGCGCGAGACGCTGATAGAGGAGTCGCTGAAAGCCGGTGTGCCCGTTCCGGCCCGCTCGGTTATTCCCTCGACAGATAAGGCCGGACGTATTGAGTCCCTGCAGCCCTTTATGGAGAGCGAGCACATTCTGATCGCCCGTGCGCTGGCCACGTTGCGCGAACAGCTGATGCATTTCCCGATGGCTGACCACGACGACGGGCCGGATGCACTTCATATGCTCTTTGCGATAGCGTCGACAAGCGTGGGTAATTTTGAATTTATTTCGGTCAGCCAGCTGGAGGCGGTGGAATCGGATTCGCCATCGCGTCGCAGGCGTGACGATGATGACGACTACGGTTCTGACGGGTTCGGATTGGGAGGATGGTAAATGGACATTAAAACCGCGTTTAAACGCTTTTTCAGCCGCGATAAGACTCAGGATATGCAGAGCAGTGGCGATGATTTTCTGTATGGTGATACCGCCACTCACCCCTCTACGGGACTGGATATTCAGCGGATTTATGCCCTTTTCAGCGCCGCCGAACAGGGTGATATTCAGGCGCAGAGCGACCTGTTTACCGATATGGAAGAACGCGATGGCCATCTGTTCGCCGAGCTGTCCAAACGTAAGCGAGCACTTCTGACGCTGCCGTTCTCCGTTAAGCCGCCCCCGGATGCGACCGAGGCGGAGAAGAAAATCGCTGCGGAGGCTGACTGGTGGCTGCGCCATCTACCGGGATTCCGCGAGATGCTGATGGATATGCTGGACGCTATCGGTCACGGTTTTTCCTGTATCGAAATCGAGTGGGGCCAGAAAGGCTCGCTGTGGCTTCCGGGGGCATTTCATAAGCGACCGGCGCGGGCCTTCACTATGCCGCAGACCGACCTCGACTGTATCCGGCTGAACCGGGGCGGCGTGGGAGGTGAAGAACTGTGGGACATGGGCTGGATCGTACATAAGCACAAGTCTAAATCCGGCCCGGTGGCGCAGAGCGGTCTCTTTCGCGTGCTGGTCTGGACGTATCTGTTCAAGAATCTGTCCGCCCGCGACTGGGCGCAGTTTCTGAACCTCTACGGGCTGCCGTTCCGTATCGGTAAGTATGATGCCACCATGACCGACAAAGAGCGCACGAACCTGCTGCGCGGTATCCGTATGCTGGCCCGTGAGGGAGGCGGCATCATTCCGTCAAACGCTGAAATCTCGCTGGTCTCTCCGTCTGCAGGCCAGAGTGCGCCGTTTCTCGATATGGTGAGCTGGTGCGAGAAAGTACAGTCTAAGGTCATTCTCGGTGGGACACTGACCAGCCAGGCTGACGGCAAATCGTCAACCAATGCACTCGGCAACGTGCATAACGAAATCCGTCACGACCTTCTCGTGGGTGATGCCTGGATGTCGGCAGAAACACTGACGCAGCAGCTGCTGTGGCCGGTGCTGGCGATGAATGGACGCTTTAACCCGGAACGTGCGCCCTATCTGGAGTTTGATACCCGCGAGGCTGTTGACCTTGAGCACCTGATGAAAGTGGTTAACAGCGCCCAGCAGGCGGGCTTTGACGTGACCGCTGAATGGGTTTCGGATAAAAGCGGTATTCCGCTGCCACAGGAAGGCCAGACCATCCTGAAGCCGCTATCGGGTCAGTTATCTGGTGATGCAGCCCTTTCTCAGGTGATGCAGGCTCGCCTTGCGGCTTTGTCCATACCACAGAGTGGTACAGACGGCGTGCAACTGCAGCTGGATGCGGCCCCGCAGATGCTGGCGGCACAGGCAAGCAAGGCCGCTGAAGCGATGCTACGACCATTGATTGATAAAGTGAAAGCCGCCCGCAGCCCGGATGAGGTCTTTGAGCTGCTCGCCGCCAGTTACCCGACGCTCGACGATATCGCCCTGCGCGAGCTGGTCGGTCAGGCGGTATTTGTCGCAGACGCAATGGGGCAGCATGATGCCTGATATCAACGCTGGCTTTGCCATGACCCTGCCACCGGCGCGGGCGATAGCCTATTTCCGCTCTAAGGGACTGAGGCCGACCATGAGCTGGAAAGACATGCAGGATGAGGCCCACGCGGTGGAATTTACGGTGGCCGGTATCACGAAGCTCGATGTTCTCAGCGATGTTCAGCGCAGCCTGACACGCTCACTCACGGAGGGGATGAGCTTTCGACAGTTCCAGGACGAACTGGAGCCGCTGCTGCAGCGTAAGGGCTGGATGGGGCGCGGACTGGTTGCTGATGATGATGGCGTGCTGCAGGGCAAAAAGCTGATGCCGCACCGACTGGATACGATTTTCCGCACAAACATCCAGTCAGCGCATGCAGCAGGTCGCTATCAGTGGATGATAGCGAATGCCAAAGAGCGCCCTTACTGGCAGTACAACGCCATTATGGACGGTCGCACCCGGCCCGCGCATGCAGCCCTGCACGGGCGTATCTTCCGCTGGGACGATCCCATCTGGAACACGCTTTTCCCGCCGAACGGCTACAACTGCCGGTGCTTTGTCAGAGCGCTCACACAGGCTCAGGTCGATGCGCATCCGGTTGGCGTTGAATCCTCAGAAGCGTACATGGCGACAATTCAGCAGCCTTACGGCACTGACGGTGAGATGCGTCCGGTGACCGCGTTTCGTGATCCCAAATCCGGGCAGATGATGGTGCCGGATGCGGGCTTTCATCTCAATCCGGGGCGCGGGTATCTTGCCGGGCTGGGTCAGTCGCTGCTGGAAAAAAGCGTGGATGCTCCGCCACGCCTTGCTGCGCAGGCGGTGTATGAGACACTGCGCAATAACCGACTGGCCTCGTCAATGAACCGTGACCTCGATCGCTGGGTGCGCTCGCTGCCTGCGCGTCCCGGTAAGGACTTTCGACGCGCCGGTGCATTATCACCACTGGTGCTGGCGGCAGTCAGCGACAGTTCGACTTTGCCGTCGCCAGTTGTCACCTTACCGGCACAAACGGCAGTCACCTTGCGGGAAGCCGGGGCGTCGTGGCTGGGGCGTCTGGCATCGGCACTTCGTTACCCGGTGGCCGTGCTGCAGCGCGGCGAGTCACTGATGATGGTGGTGGAGGATTTAACCGGCTACAGCGTAGTGACGTTTGCCCGAAGCGTCGATGGCTTTGAACCGGTATCCTCTGTGCCGTGGTCATCTGCAGCTGTCGCACACGCCCGCCTGATTGACGGGGCGCTGCCGGAGGGGAATGCATGAAGCTCGATATCGATATTTCTGACGAGTTCCGCGACTGGCTCGACAAGCTGGCCGCTCGCTGTCAGCACCGTGAGCCACTGATGAATAAAGTTGCCGGTATCATGCTCGATGCTGTGGATGAGAACTTTGTGCAGGGTGGACGTCCGGCATGGAAGCCGCTGCAGTATCGTGACGGTAAGCCGCTGATGAAGACCGGACGCCTGCATGGCTCCATTGAGCCGTTCGCCGATAACGATCAGGCGGTGGTAGGCACGAATGTGGTTTATGCCCGTATCCACCAGATGGGCGGGAAAACCCGCCCTCACATCATCCGCCCCCGGAATAAAAAAGCGCTGTACTTTAACGGACGCTTTGCGAGCCAGGTTAATCATCCCGGCTCAGATATTCCGGCCCGTCCATTTCTCAGCCTGACGGATGATGATAACGACGCCATCCGGCAGGCGGTTATTGACCATCTCGACAGCGAGGACTGAAACGCCCACAAACAGCCACTGTGGTGTTTTTTCACTTTCGGGGGTAACGTATTACCTCCGCATCGGTTTAACGCCATTCAGCGCGATTTAAACGGGTTTTAAACGGGGTTGCGCCACGCAGCCCCGGTGTTATTGTCTTAATCCCCTGAATCCTCCCCCTGTTCTTACCGCTTCACCCCTGTAACTGTCGGGCTTCTGGCCTGCCGTCTATCCTGTCTCCACTTTGACAGTTTCAGGACGCAATACACCGATGTGGAAGCTCGCCACTGCCTCACTTGCAGGCATCAACAAGGACAACACCGCCCGCATTCAGCTGTTTCCGGCTGGCTGGTTTGGTGCGCCGTCAGGTGGTCAGCGCTGGTTTCTGGATGCAGCACTTGCGCAGCGTCTGATTGATGCCGCCAACAGCCGGGTGAATGACTACCAGTTTGACTATGAGCACCAGTCCCTGAACGCCCCGAAGGCCAGCGGCCCGGTGCCAGCGTCTGGCTGGTTCAAGTCCCTGAGCTGGGTGGAGGGCGAAGGCCTGTTTGCTGACGTTACGTGGACGACCCGTGCTGCCTCACTGATTCAGGCGGACGAGTACCGCTACGTGTCCCCGACCTTTCGCTATGACGAGCAGGGAAACGTCCGCGAGCTGGTTAACGCCGCGCTTACCAATATGCCGGTGCTTGACGGGATGCGTCAGGTGGCTGCGTCCCTGATGTTTTTTGATAACGGAGAACAACCGATGAACGAAAACCTGCGTCTCGTCCTCTGCGCCATTATGGGGCTGGGTAATGAGGCTGATGAGGCTGCTATTCAGGCAGCGGCTGAAGCGCTCCAGAAGGGGCAGCTTAAAGAGGCCAACTGCTCCAGCATCAACGCGCTGATTGAAGCCCACAAGGCCCAGCTGACCGCAAAAGACCAGTCCATTCAGGAAAGCCAGACGAAGATTGCCGCACTCTCTTCTGCGCAGCAGAACGGCAAGCCTGACCCGACCCAATATGTACCGGTGGGCGTGGTGGACGATCTGCGTACCGAACTGGCGTCTCTCTCTACTCAGATTCAGGGCGATAAGGTTGAGACATTGCTGACCGCCGCACTGAGCGACGGGCGCGTGATGAAAGGCGCGGACGAAGACAACCTGCGCGAGCTGGGCAAGAGCAACTATGCCCTGATGGAAAAGATGATCGGCACCCGTAAACCAATCAAAGCCCTGTCACAGCTGCAGTCTGACGGCATGACGTTCGATGCCGGTAACCATGACCACAGCGGCAATTTTACAGCTGAGCAACTGGCCATCTGCAGCCAGATGGGCCTCACCGCTGAAGACCTGACCGGAGAGACAAAATGACCGCGATTACTGAACCCCGTGACACCCCGTGGCGCGACTGCATTCTGGTGCCGTTGCCCGTCGCTAAAGGCGAGGTTATCCCGATGGGGGCCATTGTCTGCGTGAGTGCAACCGGCTTTGCTGTTAACGGTAGCGAGGATGCCACCCTGAAGTACGCGGGCTGCGCCGATGAGTCGGTGGATAACAGCGCCGGTGAAGATGGCACTCAATTCATCAACGTTCGCGCCAATAAGGCGTTTAAGTGGGCCAGTGACGGCACCATCACCCAGGCGAGTTTGCTCACCCCCGCTTACATTGTCGATAACCAGACGCTGTCTGCTGAAAACGGCGGTAAACCCGCTGAAGGCGAGACACCGGCAGGTGAAGCGACCCGCAGCAGCGCCGGGAAAATCATCCTGATCGAAAGTGACGGCGTCTGGATTTACTGATTAATAAGGAAAATTACTATGGCTGCAATCAACAAAGCCAACCTCAGCGTGCTGTTTATGAGTCTGAAGAAGTCGTTTCAGGGCGGGCTGAAGCTCGGTAAACCACAGTGGCAGCGTGTGGCAACCCGCATCCCTTCCACGGGGGCAGCGAACTACTACGCGTGGCTTGAGATGTTCCCCAAAATGCGCGAGTGGATTGGTGAGAAACAACTCACCAAGCTGCTGTCCCATGACTTCACCGTGCCGAACAAGGATTTTGAGGCCACGGTGGTCGTCAAGCGTAACCATATCAAGGACGACCAGCTGGGCATTTACGGTGTGCAGGCATCTGCTGCGGGTCAGAGTGCTGAAATGTGGCCGGATGAAATGGTCTTTGAGCTGCTGGATAAAGCATTCACAGCCACGGGTTATGACGGTCTGCCGTTTATCAGCGACAAGCACAAGATGGGTGACAAGACCTACAGCAACATGGGTAAAGCGCCGCTGTCGGTTGCCTCTCAGGATGCGGCTAAAGCGTCCTTCGGCGTAGCCCGCACCAGCATGAAGAAGCTGAAAGACCGCCATGGTCGCCCACTAAACATCAACCCTGACCTGCTGGTCGTGCCTCCAGCGCTGGAAGACGTTGCAAGAACGCTGGTCACGGCTGACCGTCTGGAAGACGGCAAGCCGAACCTCTACAAAGGCGCGGCTGAGGTGATTGTGGTGCAGCATTTCACCTCTGATACCCAGTGGTTCCTGCTGGATACCTCGCAGGTGCTGAAACCGCTGATTTATCAGGACAGGGAAACGCCTGATTTTGTCTCCCAGACCAATATGGACTCGGACGACGTCTTTATGCGGGCGGAGTACAAGTTCGGCGTTGAGTCGCGTGGGGCTGCTGCGTTCGGTTACTGGCAGATGGCTTACGGCTCCACCGGTACGGGGAACTGACCATGAGTTACGCCACCCCGGAGGACTACAAAACCTACTTCACCGATCGTGATGCCGTCAGTGTGTCAGCCCCCTGGCACAGTGAAGAGGCCGATGATGAGCGTCTCGCCCGTCACCTCCGGTCGGCGAGCGGCAGAATTGATGCCTATATCGGTTCCCGCTATCGCCTGCCGCTGCGGCAGGTGCCGGACGCGCTGCGCGACTATTGCTGCGACATTGCCCGCTACCTGCTCACCGGGAACGAGCATACCTGCAATGAAGTGATCCGCCTGCGCTACGAGGACGCAATCAGCTGGCTGAAGCTGGTCGCCAGCGGCAAAGCGGGTATCGGTTCAAACCCGGAGAACGGCGGTGTCGTCGATGCGTCGACGCCGACCGTCGAATTTTATTCCGGGGGCGACGACCTCTGGAGCCGTAACCGTACCGGTGGAGGGGCGTACTGATGATTACAACCATTGAGAAAGCGCTGTGCGAACGCCTGCAGCAGGGGCTGGGCCGGATGATTAACAACCCGGTAGTCACCTGGAATGTGCTGGCCACCGATATCGGCGTGGCGCTGCGCCAGCTCCCCGGTGTGTGCCTGGTGTTTTCGGGTATCACGAACAGCAAGGCACATGATACGTCCCGCCGCCGCTTCCTCGTCACCGGTCGCTTCAGTGTCTTTGTGGTGGACTATAACCTGCGCAGCAATGAAGCGCTCCGCCACGGCGGGCCGGGAATTGAAGAGCCGGGGTGTTATCGCCTTATCCGCAGCGTGCGCCGCCTGCTCACCGGGCAGGATTTGGGGCTGAAGATTGACTATCTGAAGCCCGAAGGTGTGCGTCCCGTAGCCGGGCAGGCTTTTAACGACAAGGGCGTGGCAGTCTACGAGTGCGTATTCAGTACGCAGTGGATAGAGGATGCGCTGGATAACGGCCACTGGCCTGCGCCGGAGCTGCCGACCGACGATGATGCCGATTTTGTTCGCTGGAACGGGCGTATCGAAAAACCACTGCCGTGGCATGAGAGCACCCATATGGCGTATTTCCAGCCCGGCGAATCTGAGCCGGTGGCCGAAGATATCATGCACAACAGGACTGATAACGATGATTAAGGTGATTGCCCGTAAGGGCGTGAGAGTGCCAGTGGAAGGCAATCCAGACCGCTATATCACGGATGAGAAGGCTGTGGACGTGCCAGAGACGACCTACTGGCATCGTCGCCTGAAAGACGGCGATCTGTTGCTGTATGTCGACCCGGTGAATGTCCCACCCGCAGCAGCCCAGGAGCCTTTACCAGTTGATGAGGCTAAAGCGGCTGAGAAAAACACCGTTAATTCAGCGGCTCCGGCTGCTAAGGCGGAAAAATGACGATGGATATGACTATCCCGACCCCGATTTATAAGCCGGGTGCTTATTTCGCGTTCAATACTACGCTGGCCTCACGTGCGCTGGCCACCAACGACCAGAAACTGCTGATTATCGGGCAGCGCCTGTCTCAGTCAACGGCGGTTGAAGTTCTCACCCCGTTGAACGTCTTCAGCGACGATGAGGCAGCACTGTACTTCGGGCGAGGCTCACAGGCGCATCGTATGGCCCGCGCCGCGATTAAAGCGAACCAGTACATTCAGCTGACGGTTGTCGGGCTGGATGATGCTGAGGCAGGTGTGGCGTCGACCGGTTCACTGGTGGTTAACGGCACCGCCAGCGGTTCGGGTCAGGTGCGTCTGGCTATCTGTGGCACCAGCGTCGCAGTTGCTGTCAGTCAGGGTGATAAAGCCGATGATGTGATGGCTTCACTGGCCAGCGCCATTACGCTGCAGGACGATCTCCCTCTGAGCGCTACCGTGGGTGAGATTGATGGCCCTGATGATGGTGAAGGTCATCCCACGAAAATTAAAGCGCTGGTGCTGACCGCCCGCAACAAGGGCAGCGCCGGTAATGAGTGTGGCCTGACTCCGACCATCACCGCCAGCGGCCTCACGGCTACGCTGACACCGATGAGTGGCGGTCAGGGTGACCCGTCGCTGGATGCAGCATTCAGCGCGGTATTCGCCTCCGGGCACACGCTGATTATGTCGCCGTATACCAGCGATGAGGCGCTGGCGAAACTCGCCACCCACCTCGATAACGTCTCCGGGCCGCTTGAGCAGCGCGGCGCAGTGGGTGTCACGGGCTGGAACGGGACACTGTCCAGCGGCACCACGCTGACCAGCAAGGTCAACGCCCCGCGAATTACCTGCGGCTGGTATGCCGGGTCGGCACTGCCCAACGGCGAGCTGGCAGCGATTTACGGTGCCGTGATGGCAAGCGAGTCAGACCCGGCCCGTCCGCTGAACACACTGCCGCTGCCGGGGCTGGATATTACGGCGCAGGACAACTGGCCGGGGCGCACCGAGCAGGAAAATGCCCTGATGAACGGCCTGACGCCGTTTGAGGTGGACGGCAGCGTGGTGCGTATCGTGCGCTCGGTCAGCACCTTCGTGAAGAACGCCGCTGGCGTGACCGACCGGTCGCTGATGGATATCACCATTATCCGCTCGCTCGACTATGTCCGCCTGGCCTGCCGGACGCGCTACACCCAGCGCTTCCCGCGTGAAAAGCTCACTGATGCCCGGCTGGCCCGCATCCGCTCCGAGTTGCTCGATGTGCTGTATTCGCTTGAGCAACTGGAGATTGTGGAGAACGTCGATGCGCTGAAAGACCAGCTTCGGGTCACCCGCAGCCTTCAGGACGACACGCGGGCTGAGGCCACCATTCCGGCTGCAATCGTGCGTGGTCTGCATGTGTTCGCCGCCGTCATTTATCTGATGTAAGGAGACGACAATGGCCCTTGAATACGTTGGCTCAATTGTCCTGGACGTTAACAGCGTGGAGGTGGAGGTCACCGACTTCAACCCCACCGAGACCACCGGGAAAAAGCTGGTCAAGACCATGAACAGCACTGGCCGTGCGAAGGGGTACACCCAGGGCATCGCCACCTGGGAGCTGGCCATCACGGCAGTGGTGCCAAAGGACACCACCATTAACTGGGCGCAGATTGCCGGGGCGAAGCTGACCCAGACGCCGCTCGGCAGCAGCAAACGCACCACCTATCAGGGTGTGTTTGTCACGCAGGTCGGTGAGCAGTACACCGTAGATAACGAGGCGCGCATCAATATCACCGCCTTTGCACTGAATAAAGTCCCTGAATAGAGTTGAGGAATAATGATGTCCGGAAATATTACCTGCACTGGCTCGCTGCCGGTTGGCATTCTGTTTGATGGCAAGCTCCACCAGGACGTGGTGCTGGGTCTGGCAACGGTCGGGGACGAGATTGCCGTGATTGAAGATGGCGTCTCTGACGCGGGCGTGCCGATTGCTGTGATGGCCCGCACCCTGACGAAGGTCGGCGACATTCCGGTTGCGAGCATCACCTATGAGCTGCTCTGCGACAATCTGGTTTCCGAGGATTATGCCTACCTGCGCACCCTGCGTGATGAGGTGAAAAAAAAGCTCAAATCCATGAGCAGCGCTTCACCGAGTACCGGTACGCCGTCATCCGGCTCGGACGCTACGGCATCACAGAAGAGCAAATCCGACGCGCCAGCGCTGTAGAGCTGGCCGGATGGCTGGATGCCATCACCCGCCGGGAAAACCCCAAAGCCTGGCAGAAAAACCGCACTGTTATCAGCCTGCGCCGCCCCCGTAAAAGGGCGCGCAGCGCTGCTTCCCGCTAAGAGGATCGCCCCGTGTCCCGTGATTTTGATACTCAGATTAAATTTGGCGTGCAGGATAACGCCACGCCCAAAATCCGGTCGTTATCTGAAGAGTTCCGCCGCATGTCCAGCGCCCGTGAGTCGCTGGGGATACGCTCTGAGCACAATATTCAGCGGGAAATCAGCCGCACGGTCGCGGCCTATAACCGACTGGAGCGCAGCGGTGTGCTGTCGGTTAAAGAGCAGGAACGTGCCTACCAGCGTATGCAGTCGACGGTCTCCCGTCTGCGTCAGGAGATGGGCGAGACGCTGCGCGTTCAGGAGAAGATGAACCCGGCCCTGCAGGAGTATCGCCGACAGGCACAGGCCCGCGAGACGCTGGGCATCCGCTCTGAGCAGTCCATCCGTCGCGAGATCAACCAGACGCTGGCCGCGTACAACCGTCTGTCCCGCAGCGGCACCATGAGCGCCAGCGAACAGACCCGCGCATGGAACCAGACGCAGGCCACCGTCGCCAGGCTCAAACGCGAGCTGGGCGAGAC